CAGCTGCGGCCAGCGGTCCCACTCCCAGGGCGCGTCCCGCCCGCGAAGGAAGCCGTCGTAGAACTCCCACGTCTTCTGACCCGTGAAGCGCACCGGCTCACCGTCGGTCTCGTAGCGGCGCCGCGCACGGCACGCGTCGCGGAGCTGGTTGATCCGGTAGAGCTCCAGCGCGGCCGGGTCGCCCGTCGCGGCGAACTGCACGCCGAGCATAGGCACGCGGTCGACGCCGCCGCCCTCGCTCGCGTTCTGCGTGCCGCGCGCCGGCCAGAGCGCCGAGACCGGCTGGTTCGCGTAGCTCGGGTCGGGCGCAACGGCGAGCAGCGCCGCACGAGCCTGAGCGAGCGCCGGTGCGTGGTCGACGCCGGTGAGCGTCGGCACCTTGAAGCCCGCCGGCAGGAACCCGCCCTTGCTCCAGTCGCCGACGCCGACGTACTCCGCGTCCGCGACGAAGCCAGCCGGACCGACCGAGAACCGGAACGGACGGTTGAACTGCTGCGGGACGATGTGTTCGCCCGGCTTGATCAGCCAGCGCTCGGCCGCGCTCATGGACGGATCGGCCGACCACGGCGAGAGCTGGTCGACCGTCACGATGCGCGCGCTGTAGATGATCTTGTCCGGCGCCGGCACGCCGTTGTGCAGGTTCAGCACGAAGTCGAGCTGCTCGTGCCCGTCCCGCACCCGGATCCAGTAGTGGCACCAGCCGAAGCGGCCGAGCCGCCGGTGCTGGTAGCTGTGCCGGTCGAGGTATCCCCAGCGGTGCCAGTCCTTGACCCCTGTCCCGGTGAGCGAGAAGCGCGCCGTCCCTTGCGCGTCCGTCAGCTCGATCGAGACGTAGTGAAGCTGCTGCGCGAGCTCGGCGAGCCGGTGCATCCTGAACTCGGCGCCGGCATCGGAGTCGCCGCGCTGCAGGATGAGCTCGCGCTGCCCGGCACGAGCTCGCGCGCGAACCTCGTGCGTGATCCAGCCGCCGCGCGAGCGCGCGATCGGCGCGACGTCGACGTGCTGGCCGTCTTGGTCGATCAGGCTCGTCAGGAGCTCGCGCGCCGGGAAGGTGCCCTGGGCTAGGAAGGGCTTCGCCGGGGGCGACCGGAAGAGCAGCGGGAAGGTTTCCATGCGGTCCAGGGAACCCCCGGGCTCGCCGAAAAGCAAGGCGCCGAGGCCGCAAGGCCGCCAGGGGCTTCCAGGAAGCCCCGTGGGCGGGGCTCGACTACGTCGCGTTCTTGGACGTGCGCCGGGCGATGGCCTTCGCCTGGCGCTTGGCGCGAGCCTGGACGGCCACCGGATCGCCGCCCCAGTGATCGCGGAGCCGCTGCGGGTTCACGTGCCCGGATTCCATCTGCGTCACCCACCAGGGTGTCACGCCGAGCCGCTTCGCGAAGGCGATCACGGACAGGCCCGACCGCCGGCGGAGGATCGTGGCGCGCTCGTGGAAGGCGAGCGCGCCGAGCTTGACGACTGGAGCTCCGGCGAGCTTGCCTTCCTCCCAGCGCTTGTAGCGGTACAGCGACGAGCCGGAGCGTTTCGCGGCCTGCGCGATCGTCAGCCCGTCGCGGCGTCTCCGGATGAACAAGCGCTCGCCGGCGTTCAGCTCTGCCATCTTCATCGCTCGCGCGTTCTATCTGGAACGCGAAGCCCTAGCAAGGGGAGGAAGAAAGCAAAGAACCCCCCGCGCCTACTCAGCGCCCTTCGACGTACTGGCCGATGTGCTGCATCGGCATGTACCGCCGGGCGTCGATCCAGATTTCGTCGGCCGGCTCGCCCTTCGCTCGACAGCGCACGCAGTACGCGCGCGAGAGCCTGTCTTGCCAGTCGTGCTCGACGTTGTCGACGTCGGCCATCCACCGGCGTTGCGTCTCCTGCTCGTCGAGGCGCGTCACGTTGCGCTCCTGCCGCTCGCGCAGGCTCCCGATCCCTTCGGTCACCTCGTTCGTCTTGGACTGCGCGAACTTCTCGTGCTCCTCCGACCACGCGCGCAGGCTTTCGAGCTGCGTCATGTTCTTGACGAGAGCGAAGGCAGCGAGAAGCATCGGGAGCCCGATGCCGGAGATGAGCGCGATCACGAAGCCGGGCTTCGGGCGGCTCTGCTCCTCGCGCATCTCGATCTTTCGACTGAGCCTGTCGATGGCCGCACCCATCGAGTCGAACCCGCGATCGACCCGGATGTTGAGCTCCTTGAATCTATGGTCGAACTCGGGGCGCTCGATGTAGTCGACGACAGCGTCGGTCACGTGAAGAGGACTCCGTAGGCTCGGGTGTTGGCGCCGACGGTCATCGCGGCGAGCTTCTGCGCGCCGACGTCCGTCGACGTGTGCCGGATCTCGATGGTATCGCCGACAGCGATCGACCCGTTAGGGACAAGCCCCGTCGTCAGTCCGGCGAGAATCAGGGTCGAGAACCCGCCGCCGTTGATCCGGTACTCGACGTTGCCGAGCGTGAACGCGCTCGACAGCGTGAACACGTGGTCCGTCGTGTCGTCGCCGGCGAGCACGACGTACGCCGTGCTGATCTGGTTCGTGTCCTTCGCGCCGAAGGCGTGCTTCCCGATGAAGTCGCTCGCGATGGTCGCGAGCACCTGACAGTCCTGGAACGAGTCGTAGCTAACGCTGGCGAGCAAGTGCGTCGCGCGCACGCCGAACGTGAGAGACGCCGGCAGCGTCGTCGTGTCGAGCGCCTGCAGGATGTCGAGCTGTCGAACCGTGCCGGTGACGGCCGCGCCGATGTCCTCGACGACCAGAACGGTGGAGCCGTTCTTCACCACGAGCGCGTGCGTCGTCGTGTTGGCGGCCGGGAAGTCCGGCGCAAGCGTCGCCGCGTCGAACCCGAGCACGGCGATCTCGTCCAGCGTGCGGAAGTCGCGTCGCGAGATCGCGTCGATGAGCACGCCCACGTTCTCGCCGGCGCCAGAGCCGTCGAGGTCGACAGACGTGCGGTCGAGTCGCACGCCGTTCAGGTCGAACTCGCTCGGCGGATAAGGACGCCGCGCCCGATTCGCGAAGGCGAAGGCGATGGTGGTCGCCGATGCTTCGGGCACCTCATCGGAAAAGGAGCGCGGCGTGAGCTTGACCTCGACGTTGTCGGTGCCAGGGAACGCGCCGTCGCTCATGCCGGCGCCGACGAAGAGCAGGTACACCGGGACACCGGCGGCGTGCGGCCGTTGCCCAGAGTCGAGCACGCCGCGGTACACCCCGTTGATCTGGACATTGCCGGTCGACGCGCTGGCGCTCGTGACCAGCATGAACTCGCCGTCGATGTAGATCAGGGAGTCGAGGTCCTGCCCGAGCTCCTCGATGCTCGTGACGATCGGGAAGGCGTTCAGGATCGCGCCCTGCGTGTCCGGGTCCGGCTCGACGATGAACGACGTGTGCGGGTACGCGCTGTCGTCGTTCAGGGCCGACTGCAGCTCGCCGATCTTGAGGAAGCCGAAGACCTCGCCGGCGACCGCGAATGCGCCGCTCGGAGATCCGGACGCATGGCGTTCGCGGATCTTGAACGTGACCTCCGGTCCTTGCCGACGCGCGGCGGCGAAGACCTTGACGGCATTCGGGTCGGTCGAGAGCGGATCGCGCAAGACGAGCGCGCGCGGCGCCTCGAAGGCGAGCTGCTCGTCTGGCGGGAACGCGACGAGCGTGTCGGCCGGCGGATGCCAGCCAGTCGACGGCGGCGTGGCGAACGATCCAGCCGAAGCGAAGAAGACGTCCTGCACGCACTGGAGCCGGATCGCGCCGTCGAGCAGGTCGCCGTAGTCGACCGACTGCACACGCATCGGGATCTTCACCGCGTTGAAGATCGGATGCGTGAAGGCGCGCACGTCGCCCGGCAGCACGCCGAACACCGAGCGGTCCGTCGTGACCTTCATCGCGATCAGCGGCTGCGAGAGCGTGCGGAGCGCGCGCCACGCGAGCGCGTTCGCGAGCGCTGCGTCCTTCACTCCGGGGTGCGTGACCTGCGTCGGCGTCTTCTTGCCGACGATGCGCACGTTCGCCATGTCCTGCGCGAAGCCGTACGTGCCCTTGTAGCCGTCGCTGCGCTGGAAGAACGGCACCGAGACCTGGTTCTTGGTGTCCTCCCACGTGCCCTGCGTGTAGCTCGTGACCTCGATGACGTTGTCGACGTTCAGCTCCGGCACGTCGTCGATGTCGTAATCGGCGCGGATCAGCTTCGCTTCCCACTTCCCGCTGAACGGGTTCTGGTAGACGACCATGTCGGCCTGTTGCTCAAGCCGACGGATCAGGTCGCCGACGTCCTCGTCGCTGTCGATCAGCATCGAGAAGCCGTTGCCCTCGTCGTAGAGCTGCTCGCCGACCTCGATCAAGTTCGGCTGGTTGATCTGCGCGCTCGGGATCCGCTGGCCCCAGTCGAGGTTCGTCATCGCCTCGAAGAGCACGCACGCGATGTTGGCGTCGTACGTGTTGACCCGGTGCTTGTTCGCGACCATGCCGAGCCCGTTCGGGCAGCGACGGACCTCCCACTTGCGCGGCTTGATCGTCGTCGCGTTGCCGACGTAGATCGGGTCGGTCTCCGGCGCGATGTAGCAGTAGCCGCGGTACGCCGGCGTGTCGCCCGTCTCGGCCGGGAACTTCTGGAACTCGGCGAGGTACGGCGACACGGCTTGCAGCGCGCTGCCGGCCCACAGCTTGAACGTGCCGACCATGCCGCCCTGCCCGAGCTCCTCGCCGCCGAAGAGCTCCGGCTCGTCGATCGTGAAGCTGTCGCCGTCCTCGACGGGAAGGTCGGGACCATCGACCGCGTCGTAGACGAGGTCCTCGTCGATCCACACGCGCAAGAGGTCGTCGATCGGCCCCTCGCACAGCGCCTCTTGCGTGCCCAGGTGGTAGCGGAAGCCGACGACTTGCGACGTCGACTTGAACATCGAGACCTTGACGCTCTTGACGATCGCCTCTTGGATCAGGTCGCCCCACCAGACGACGTTTGGGCCAGCGATGCGCACCGTGCCGAAGAGCAGCGGCACCTTGCGCTGCTCGGTCGCAGTCGGGAAGTTGAAGTCGCCGATGCCGGCGGGCTTCGCGTTCTCCAGCTCCGGCTTCGGCGTGAGCAGGTCCGAGAGCACGAACAGGACGGCGTAGATCAGGAGCGTGATGAAGAACGACATGCGCGCGCCCTACTCGTCGTCCAGCGCGAGCACCGAGCTCGCGAACGGGTTGATCCGAGGAACGAACGCGAACCCTCCGAAGTTCAGCACGTTGTCGAAGTCGTCGTGGCACGCCTCGATCGTGTGCCCGCAGCCGCGGAACACGTTGACGGTCGACGGCTGGACAGGGAACGGCGTCAGGAGCGAGACCACGTCGCCCACGTGCGACAGGATCAGCCGGAAGTCGTCGGTGCCGATCGCCTCGACGTAGCCGCCGTCGAACGACCCGTCCGGGAATAGGCTCAAGCCCGGGACCGTCAGGAGCGTAGCTGCCTGGCTCGTGACGACCGCAGCGGAGACGCGATTCAGCGGCGACGTGTCGTCGGCGCGGCACGAGTTCGGCTCATAGTGAATGTGGTTGCACGAGCTCATGTAGCTCCGGCTCGGGATGATCCGGCCGAGGCTCGCGAGCGCGTTGCGTGCGGCGAGCGTGCAAAGGCGCCCCTTCTTCGAGAAGTTCGCTGAGAGCACGAAGCCCGAGAAGATCGTCACGGCTTCCGGGCCACCGCCGCCCGTGTCGCCCCTGTGGTAGCGGCGCACCGTCAGGCTCACGCGCACGCCAGGGAGCACCGCGAGGAAGCGCTGCGCGAGCGGGTCCGTCGTCGGCAGCTCGACCGTGAAGTCGGCGTTGCGTCGCTCCGGCCCGTCCTCGATCTTGCCGCGCTTGATCCCGGCCACCGGCTCGTAGATCCCGGCGCCCAGAAGGATCTCGTCCTCGGCCGACGTGTAGAGGTACGGCACTGAGCCGAAGGCGAACTCGTAGAGCTCGACAGGCTCGCCGCTCTCGACGCCGATCTCCTCGTTCTCGTAGCTCACTCGAACACCGCCGTCACCGGAGCCGAGAGCCGCGCGATGCGGCGGTCAAGGTCGTACTCGATCGCGATGTCATCGGTGGCAAAGCGGAGCTTCTCGACGAAGTCGATGCGCCGGACGTTCGTGAACGGGATGGTGCTCGGCCACGTGCCGTCGAGCGTCAGCGCCTCGACCGTCGGAGAGCTCGCGACGCTGTTCGTGATCTCCCGCATGTATTTCGTGCCGTCGAGGAGCTCGACGCGGATCACGTTGCGCGGGCTCCGCTGGCGCACGAACTGGGCGTAGCCGTCGTTTCTGACCTCCAGCGTCGTCGAAGCGTTCAGGAGGTTCGAGACGGCGATCAGGTCGTTGAAGTCGCGCGCGGCGTAGAAGGACGTCCAGCGGCCGGCGAGCGCGTACACGAGCTGCCGGAGCTGCCAGATGGCCTGCCGGCCGCTCGCGCGCACCGTGAGCCGGTAGCCGTGCTTGTGGCGATCCCACGGCGAGTCCTGCTCGACGAGGCCCACGTCGCCG